GTGGATCGGCTATGACCCCAGCCGTACCCGCGATGATGCCAGCGCGGTGGTGGTGGCGCCACCTTCGGTGCCGATGGGTAAGTTCCGGTTGCTGGAGAAACACAGTTGGCGCTCGATGCCTTTCGATAAGCAGGCAGAGTATCTCAAACGCTTAACCGAGCGCTTTAATGTGCAGCACGTTGGCATCGATGTGACGGGGATCGGTATCGGGGTGTTCGATTTGGTGGCGGGGTTTTTCCCGCGCACAAAACGCATCAGTTATAACCCTGAGGTGAAAAGTCGGCTCGTTATGAAGGCGCAAGCAGTGATCTATAACGGCCGCTTTGAATATGACGCAGGGGCAAAAGAGGTCGCCGCTGCATTTATGTCTATCCGTAAAACGGTGACGGCTTCCGGAAACGCTATTACGTATTCCGCCGGACGTACCGATGAATCCGGACACGCGGATCTGGCTTGGGCAATTATGCACGCGCTCGATAACGAGCCGCTGCAAGGACAAAACGCGATGAATACGTCTTCTATGGAGATTTTTTAATGAGCGATCAGTTGAGTAATCAGGCCAGTTCAATGGCGCCTAAAGCACAGGCTTTCTCGTTCGGTGACCCAGAACCAGCGCTGGAAGGCCGAGATATTATGGATTTGGCCGAGGCTTGGTGGACAGGAGAATGGTTTGAACCACCGATCAGCCTTGCAGGACTTGCAAAAAGCTATCGGGCAAACGCGCACCACGCTTCGGCCATCCAAGTAAAAAGAAATGTGCTCGCAAGCTGCTTTGTGCCGCATCCTAAATTCAGCCGCACTGACTTTTCGGCCATGGTGCTGGATTTTCTCATCCTCGGCAATGGCTGGATAGAACGAGTAGATAATATGTTGGGTAAGGCTATAAAAATAAAACGATTGCCCGCAAAGTATATGCGGCGATCTAAAGATGGAAAAGCAGTCTATACACCAAATTACTACGATCGACAGTGGTTTGATGCCGATAAAACCTTCCAGCTGATCGAACCAGATTTAAATCAAGAGGTGTACGGCATGCCAGAATATCTGGCCGCGCTGCAAGCCGCTTGGCTCAATGAGGCCGCTACGCTTTTTCGCCGTAAATACTACAAAAACGGCTCGCACGCGGGGTTTATCCTGTACATGACCGACGCCATGCAAAACGAGGAGGATATCGAAAACCTCAAAACCGCCTTGCGTAACAGTAAAGGCCCAGGCAATTTCCGTAACTTGATGCTGTACGCGCCAGGCGGTAAAAAAGATGGCATCCAACTCCTGCCAATCGCCGAGGTGACCGCAAAAGATGAGTTCCTCAACATCAAAAATATCAGCCGAGATGACGTGCTGGCCGCTCACCGCGTGCCACCGCAACTGATGGGCATCATGCCGGCCAATGTAGGCGGGTTCGGCGATGTCGAAAAGTCCGCCCAGGTATTCGCCAGAAACGAACTCGAACCGCTACAAGAACGCTTAAAAGAAATCAACGACTGGGTAGGCGAGGAGATCATCCGCTTCCAACCCTATAAAATCAATACCACACAGCCCTAGAGCAACCACCGGCAACAACATCACCCCAATCAACAAAACCGGCGCATTGCCGGTTTTTTTTCGCCAAAACAACACAAAACCACCACGCCCAGCGCGCGCTCTCCCCTCGCCACGCCCGCGATGTTTTTTTTTGGTGATTAATGCGGGTGCATGCCGTATTTATTTGGCTTTGTGTGGTGTATTTCATTATCTTTTTATGTAATGTTAATAAGTTTCATAATGATGCGCTTAATTTCTGCCCGCTAAGTTTCACATCCGGATGGGGAATTACGCTTGGGCTGATTGTTCTGATTGCTTCGACCATGTACACACCGGACCACCCGCAATCTGGATTCGTACAGAGGATTTTTGCTTGCCTTGTCACCCGGCTGATCGTCTCGCTTGATCGCACAAGCGTTGGTGACTCGCAGTGTGGGCAGCGGATTTTTACCCCGCTGCCGATTGAACGAAGATACCCTTGCTTGCTGGTCATGAAAACCTCTTAGCCTTTGGCTGATTACATCGTGCCTTGCAGCATTTATCGTATTTTCGACAAGTGTGCCGTGGCGTTGGCTGATTTTGATTCCTTGCTACGTTCGATACGAGGTGCATCGATAGGTGCATCGATCAGCTCCCCGTTACAAATTTTCAGCGTTTTTAAGTTCCATAGAGCGCGGCAAAGGGTTCCCAGCCTTTGGGTAAGGCAAAGTCGCCTCTGAGCGGCCTTGGTTGTGCTACTTCCATTTCAAAAAATTAACTACTGGATCATCGTTACTCATAAACGTTTCCAAAAAAAATGAGGGACAGGGGCAAAACACGCGAAAATCTGTGGATGGCATGGTTTTACAACCGAACGCATTGATTGTACTCATTTTTTTCATTGAAAACCATCCACAAAAACCTGTGGATTGGCATAAAAATCTGTGGATGCTTTTTTAGCCACTTTAAAAACCTGTGGATGCCTGTTCTTAATGTATTACTTCTTATTTATATCTTATCTTATTGAAAATAAAATAATAAATATAAATACGGCTCAAAATGCAGAAAGGTAACGAAAACCCAGAATGTGGAATAAAAAGGCAAGTCTGTGGAAAAAAGGTGCAAGTCTGTGGATGGTGTTATATACAGAATCAACAACTTAGAGAAAAAAAACGGGCAATCCACAGGTTTTTGGTTTTCTCCCCCTGTCCCATTTTTTAATATGTGCGCAGGTGTACGCGTGATGACATGCTTTAAAAAGCACATAAGGCTATGAAATAATTAATATTAAAGCTAAGCGGCTATCAGAAAACACGAAATAGCCGTTAAAACCGGAACACTGTCGGCTCCCCGTGGGGACGCCACATTGTTCCGGTCTTGAACACAGAGGCGGTAGTGTATTTGGCACTCGCCAGTTATTGGGTTCAAGGCTATTTTTGAGATGAGGCTTTGCAGGAAGCTACGCGCGGCTTCTTGGGGCATATTCGCGAACTGGTCAGATAGTGATTTGATGAGCTCGTGGATGTCTTGTCTTGAGTATTGGTTGATTGCTGCCTGCACTTGTTGTTGCCTTTGCAGAGTGATCAGTTGTTCTTCGGTAGATAGTCGGGTTTTTTCTAGCCCTTCTATTTTTCGGAGGACTGGGCTGGGGTTATCCATCTCGGCGGCCAGCTCGATCATGCGGTTGATCTTTTCATTGATCGACTGCACTTGCTGCTGGAGCTCGTTGGTGGGGTCATTGGTTTGGGTCGATAGATGGCTTCGGGCTTTTGCAAACAGTTGGTTGATAAAATCGTTGTTTTGTAGGTCATCACTGACTTGTTTTAGCACGAATCGATCTACATCAGCCGTTTTTAGCCAGCGGCTTTTTGAGCCGTCGGTTGGCTTGGTGCGATAGTTAACTTTCCGGTCGCCATACCACGGTAGGCCATCTGGGGTTTTAAGCAGGCCAGTTAGTAGATAATCACTGCTGGCATGGCCACCCTTCTGCCATGGATTTTCATTTAGGTTTTTTAGTACCTGCTCAGCTTCTTCATCAGTGATGAGGGCTGGGTGGGTATTTTTTTGGATGATCCACTCCTCTCGAGGTCGGCGCTTGTGGCCGTCTTTATAGCCACCGTCATCTAAGCGCTCGTTGTTCACGTTCCAGACATTGTGACCGGCATAAGTCAAGCTATTCCACTCGATGCCAATTAGCGTGGTGCGTGGCCAGGTGATGCCGAGTTGGCGCGCCGCTGCGGCGCCATTAATGCCGGTAGCGCGCATTTTAAGATAGCGGGCAATCGTACTTGCGTGATCGGGATCGGGGGTTAATAGGCTCTTGGCAACGGCGGTGCCTTCGCGCATTGCTCCTGTTTCAATTTTTTTTAACAAATAGCCACGGGGTGCGCGGCCACCGGAGCGATAACCAGCCCGGATATTCTCGGCCATACCGGCCAGGCCTTTTTCTCGGCTCATGAGGCTATGCACCTCATCCATAGCCTCAAACACGCTTTGAAGAATCACGCTTGTGATTGGGTCGGTTTCTGGCACCTTGGAAAACAAGATGGTGATATTTCGCTTTTGTGCCTCGTGCTTGAACACTTGAGCCGCATAGCGCCTGCGCGATAGGCGGCTGGTATCAACCATCAGTAGGTGATCCCAGGCGCGCAGGGGCGATTTTAATTCGAGTAACAGGCGCTGGAACCCTGGGCGGTTAACATCTTTAGCCGATTCAACAACGTCGGCGAACTCCTTGATAATGAGAAGCCCTTTCTGTTGCGCTAGGGCTTGCAGCTCCCTCCGCTGGGCATCGATCGAGACATCGGAGCGGTCCTTGCTTGATCTTAAGTACAGGGCAGCTGTGTTCATGGGTAAATAGCATCGGTAGGATCACATGCTCGATCGCCTCGAGCGCCGGTTTACCGGACGAGGGCAGCATGGTGATGGTAAAGGGTTTAGGCATTGTGGGGCACCTCGCTTGGCTGGCTATGTGGATCCATTGATTTGGTTCACATCACTCATCTCGGTACCCGCGTTCATCAAACTGCACAGAAACGTGCAGGCCATATTGCTTCAAAAGATTAAGGCTCAAGGCGGCCATGTTGCTCACGCGCTTGCGGTCGATAGTGCGTTCGTGAGAATCACCAATCAGCACCTCGGCATTCGATACCTGCTTTTTGAACACGGTGGCCGATTTAACCGGCAAACCGTTCCAAACCTCTTTGAGGTGGTTTGAATGTTTTATATGGTCAATTACGTGACTCATGCGCACCAGCAGGCATTCCTGAACCTCGCCCTTATCATCAGGGATGAGGTCAAACTTGTAGGGATATGCAAATCGGTTGGCATCGATCTCACTGAATACCGTCTCTAGAATCCATACCCACGGCTCTCGGTCGGCTTCGCTATCGGCAATATGGCCGTTCATTTCGGCGATAAGGTCGCGGCCAAAATCGCCTGTTTGGGCATCCATACCGCAAAATTCCGTGACCAAACTCCATGCGGTCAGCAGGGCTGCGTAGTTGCCCGCCATGCGCAGGCCGCCATCATCATTTTTACTGGCGCGGCTCACTTTATGACAGTGATCGAGCATGCGCTGATAGAGATCGTGCACGGCTTCTTTGCGCAGGTTTGCCTGCCATTTCAACCATTCGGCGATGGGGAAGCGCGGCAGGTCATGCGGCAGCATCACGCCTTTTTTGTTAGACAACTCGGTGCGCACCACCTTTCCCAAAAGTGAGCGCACGGGTACATCCTCACCAGCCAACAGCACGGGAGCGGATATGAGGTACTCGGTCATTTCACTGCCCCGGCGCGTGGTGCGGAAGTTATAAGCTTCTTGCAGCATGGAAACAGCCTTATCGATTACATCTTGCCTTCGGGCAGATAGCTCCTCCCAGCCGATCGGATGGCTGGTGTGGCTCAAGCTCGTCAAGATGCGAAACTCGGTATTAATGCTTTGGCCAGAGAAAATCTGCATTGCCGTAGTGCGTGAAAGCCGGTCTAGCAGCACTGATTTGCCAGCGCCCTTATTGGCTTGCATCACCAAATGAGGCCAAAAGCCCAAGAAGGTTTTAAGGTGCGCGCCCAGCGTCCAAATCAGCGGCAACAGCGCGGCATTTTGCGTAAATGTGGCCTGATACGCGCTAATCACGCGGCGGGCATCGGCTTGGCTGCCACTGGGGAATACCAAATTATGGTACGGGCATTGCTTTTCGGGGTCGGTGAAATAGCAATCTGGCCCTTCGTTCACCACCATTTTGCCATCACGGAAAATCAAGCCAACAAAGTTCACCGCATTGCGGGCTCCGAGGTGCGCCGCGCGCTCTAAAATCGTAATAAGGCGAGCAAAGGCCTTGGGATTGAATATGGGGCCAAACTTGCGCCAATGGTCTTGATTATGCAATTGGTCATCGGTGAATACGTGCCGAATCAACTGGTTGCCGTGGCGTGGGGTTTGAACGGATACCGCAAACATCACATTGGGCTGGGTATCTGGCTCGCCACTGATGGCCGCTGCTGCACTCGCAATTTTCACCCGGCTTAAGCTTGCAATGCGAAAGCCGCTTAAATCCTCAAAATGGGTGTTGGTATTGCCTTCTTTATCGGTGGTTTCGCGGCCAAACCGCGCGAAATCCTCGGAATTTCTAAAGCGCCAATACTGCATGGCATCACCCAGCGGAAACCACACGCGCTCTTTGCCTGCATGCATGGCATCAAATTCGCGCTCAGCGAATACGCCGGGTATTGCCCCATCTTCCAGCACTTTCAACCGCTGGCGCAATTTGCTTGCGCCCTCGATGCGCAATACATCGTTGATGTCGTTGATTGGCTCGCCTTGGGCATCTAGCCACGTGCGTTGATCGATAATATGAGTAGATATATTCGCAGCCGTTAGCCGGTCGTACAGTGCCCAACCGGCTTCAGGTCCCGGCCTATGCCCCGCACGCGGGTGGCCGCCGGGGAATGGAGTATCGTTATCCATGCAAATCAGTACGCGTTTGCCGATCAGCGGTCGNATGTCTAGATCATCTACCACCGCCGCCGCGCCGCGTAGGGCGATGGCGGCATGACTATTAAGATGGCAGCATTCAACCGATAGCGCATTAATAGCGCTTTCCACCAAAATCACGGTATGCGCTTTTTTGAACTGGTTCCAATCGGAGCACCAAGGCGCGCCGTTTTTATCGCCCTGGCTATTGGTTTTAAGGCCGCCATTTAAAGCCGGATCCTCATAGCGGGTATCAACGCCCACCACTTGGCGGGTATTGAAATCGCGCACGATAAAGGCCACGCCAGCCCCGCCGTGGCCGATCTCGCCGGGCGGGTATTTGGTACTGGTGTAGGTGTTCCAGCCGATGCTTTGTTTTTTCCATGCGGCATCGATCACCTTATCCTCAATGCCACGGCTTTTAAGGTAAGCGCGCGCCGGTTCTTCACCCTCGCGGCAGCGCTGGGCAATGTATTCAACGAGGGTTTGCTCGCGCTGGATCAGCCCGCCCTCAGGCTTATCGCGTGCCCATCCATAGGATTCATGCAGCCAGTTCATGGCCTCGCTGAAATCGATCTCTTTGACAAACATCACCAAATCAATCGCACTGCCACCCTGACTCGAGCTGTGGTCTTTCCAGAATGCGCTGCCGTTTTTGCCCGAGATGCTTAGCGACGGGTGCTTATCGGCGTGATGTGGGCTGTGGTAATTCCCCCGACCTTGCGGGCGCTTTAGCCCAAGCCTTTCAGCCAGCTCGTGCAGGTCTACCTGCTGTTTGATTTGCTCGGGCTTCATTGCGCCGCGCCCTCGCCTGCGGCGTTAAAATCCTGCAATTGAGCGCTAGTTAGAGATGGGCGTGCGCCAGCCTCTTCCATCAATAGCTGAATAATTGGGTTGGTTTTAAGCAAGTCGGCTAAGGCGGGGTCTACCTGTTTCATGCCCTGCCAAAGCTGGTTGATCGCCAGTGCGGGTAAATACAAATCCACGCCGCCTCGGGTGCTTTGCGTTCTGCGCTGGCCATTGGCCGCGCGGTGAATGGTGAATAATTGTTCCATCGCTCCCCCAGCCACACGGTTTTAGCCTATGCGGCGGTTTTTTTGTTTTGATTAAAGGCATCGGCGTGCCCGATTAAGTGCAGCGCGGTTTCAACCGCCTCTTTGGCTTCTGGGTATTTTTTTTGCTCGATAAACAACCGTGCGTAGTGCAATTCCCGATCAATTAAATCGACTTGTTCTTTGAGTTTTTTCTCGAGATAAGCAACCTGCTCTTTTCGCGCGGGTCTTTTCATCCCAGCCGCTCTACAGCCACCATCATTTGGCTGTACACGCCAGATACCAGACGGGCGCAGTGTTTGGCATCATCCAGCGCGTTGTGCTTGGTTCTAGCATCTTGCGTGGGCAAGATAATCCCGAATTGCTCGGCGAGCTCGGTGCAGTAGGTGCGGGCATCTCGCACGCTACGGTAGGGTATCTGACCCTCCCCGCCGGGCGGGCCACTGATGGCTTCATCGGTGCCAATAAGCACACGAAGATCAAATTCAGCGCCCCATGCCCAGTATCGTCCGCGGCCATCGGGGCAATATAAAAAACTTTCCAGCCCGAAGAATGCGTCAAAGATGCTAGTGCGGGGGCCTTCGCTCATAACCATTTTTGCGTTGGATTGGGCAAACCAAAAGTTCAGGGTATCGGCATCGACCGTGCCGTATTCCAGCGCGGATTCAAGCTCGATATATCGATGGAATTCATCAATTATTACCCCCGATTCACGGTCAAATTTAACCGCGCCAATTTCAACGAGTGCGGGCAAGTTTTTCCGGCTAGTGGATAGGGTTTCAATATCGATAGCGTAGTCGGTTATTTTATTCATGCTGCACCACCTACCGCGCGGCTGCGCGCCTTGCTGTATTGGTCAAATAGCCCTAAAAACACCGCTTTAGCGGTGGTTTGGCGCATCGGTTTAATCACTGTTGGTATGGGTGCGATGCCCTCGATGCGCGGCCATGGCAAGATTTGTTCATTCATCAAATCGCGCCGTTCGGTGGCGAGTAAGATTCGATCTGCGTGGTGGACGCACTCGGGCAGCTCTTGAGGCAAATTAAAGCGCGCGGCGATGGCTTGCCACAGGCGTTCTTCTATTTCTTTGTAGCCAATTAATGCCGGTTTAATGGGGCGCGTAATATCTGATATATACGCCTCGGTGGCATCGTGCATTAATGCAGTTAATCGGTGCTCAACAGGCACCCAATCGCTCACCCAGCAGCAGTGCTCGGCAACGCTGTAGAACGTATGGGTATGGCCATTGAAGCGCGCGGTATTCGAAAGCGCATGGGCGATGTCTTCAATGCGGATCAAGCTAGGGTCAGGGGCGATCGGGTCAAAGTAGATACCCGAATAGGTCAAAATTTCATGGCCATTTTGTAAATCATTCATGGGTTGCGCCCTTGTTATGTGTGGTTTGGTTTTTTATTCGTTCGGCTTGTGCCAAAGCGCGGATACGTGCTAATTCACAGAGCATTAATGCTTTAGCTATGGCTTTGTTCCCAAGCGCTGTTTCTAAGGTATAGCCCTGTCGGTGGAGGCCGCTTGCCCAAAAATGGCGCTCAAGATTCATGTTTAAGCACCCATCGCTCGGCCTAATGGGAATAGGTGCCGGTGCTTAAATGCGGGTCGGTAGGGCTGCTTGCGCTTTTGCTCAAAAGCTATGCGCTTGACGTAATACGCCAATAGGCGGGCATTATTGGCATCAGCCTCGAAGGCTTTACGCTCAAGTTCAGTTGATGTGTTTTTATTCATATCGGCTTCCTAAGGTTTGGAAAGTGGGTTATGACTTACGGTCATCAGTCGGCGGCGGCCATCGCGCTCGGCTTCAAAGCCTTTGTACTGGCGAATGGCGGCGAGCAAGGTGCGCTGCTCACCTGGGGTTAGGTAGCGATCGAATGCGCTCATTGGGGAAGTTCCCCGCTCAGGTCTGGGTCGCGCAGCCGCTCGAAGCGGGCAAACAGCATCAGCGCGGCACGAAAGTCCTCATCCATCTCCCGATGCACTTCAGCGAGCTTATCCCGCGTGATGCGCCCTTCTAAGAGCTTTTGTATCGATGCGGCGGTTTCGCCGATCTCGCGCGTCCAATCGGCATACGCATTTAAGAGCTCCACATCGCTACCGAAGATCACCTCCGGCAGCTTCCAGCACACATGCCCAAGGGCAGCGGCCTCTGCGCGCAAAATGCGGCAGTCGCCTGATATGGCTTGGATTGATACCGCTTCATCAACTGTTAAGTGATGGGTATCGATGCTGGGGTTTACCTTATTGCTCAAGGTACCTGGGTTCATGCGCACCAAGGGTGCGAGCGATAAAGCGCCCCTCGGTTTGAAGTCGTGTACTACCGCGTACTTCGCCTTATCAAGGTCTGAGTAATCTGGAAAGCTCATGTAAATCAACCTCATCCATTCACGTTTTCAGGAATGAGGCGTTGGGCTATGCTGCTAAAGCGTCAAAAACGCCTATGCGGTAAAAGGTCACCAAGCCAACGCCCCGTAGTTCCCCCCGATCGGTTGCCGCCGAAGAGGGGGTTTATTCTTGTTCGATTAATGCGCCAAAAATATCGCGCACAATCTGTGCGAATGTCCGAATGTTTGGGGAATGTTCACGCATCAACCTCCGATTCCTTCTCAGCTTTCGCTAGGCCATCACGGATAAATATCGCTGCCATATTCGAAATCGGGCGCATTTCATCGTCAGCCAGATCTTTCAACTGCTGGATCAGATCCACAGGCAACCGGATAGAAATCGATTCNGTCCGTTTTTCAGTTTTTTGTAGCTGCATGGTAAGCTGCTCCTAATTGTGTGTGTTTGTGCTTGTATGTCGCCAATTTATACACAAAATTATGCACTGGCAAGAGGAAAATGAGAAAAATTAGAAGTTTTTTTGAACGAATCGAGTTTTTGCGTGGGGAAACAAAGATTTACCCATGGCTCGAATCCATGGGGATGTCGCGCGGTACGGTATCTGCGCTGAAATCAGGCGGATTTTTGAGCGCAGACAACCTCGCTATTGTTTCTCGTGCGGAAAATGTCAATTTGAACTGGTTGGTGGCGGGCGAAGGC